TCACTTTGTGGGCTTGGCGACGGCTCCGATACGCCGGTAAACCCGTTCCGTAATCCCTTCTTTTGAGTGCCCAAGAAGCGCGCTCGCCTCCGAAATATCTGCAATTTCCGACGCAGCCTTTGGCCTGATATCGCGAAACTGAAATTGCATGATCCGCTTTGCTTCCTCCTCTGATCCCGATGCTCTTGCCTTGTCAGCGGCAAGCAAGCGAGTGGCGTCCCAGCGGTTGCGCATCATTTGCCAGGACACCCGCACACCGCTTTTGCTGAGAATGAAATAAGGCGAGGTGTGAGCAGCATTGCGCTGCATGATTTGGTCAAGCAACAGCCCGAGACTGCTGCGGCCGATACTGGTGTTCAAGTGAATGCGCAGGCGCTTGCCCGTCTTGCCTTGGCGTACCAGCAGAAAATCCTCCGCCATATCGTCGCGGCGCATCGCCAAAACATCTGCCGGGCGTTGCCCAGTCAGGTAGGCCAAGTCCATTGCGTCCTGAACTTCTTGTGGTGCGCAGCCATAAACCGCTGCCCACACTTCGTCATTGGCGTAATAGTCCCTGGGCTTCTCTTTATTCTTGCGAACACCAAGGCAAGGATTCTCCTGTCGAGTTAATCCCCACTCCCTGGCAATGTTGAATACATGCGAGAGCAAAGCGAGCTCTCTATTGGCTCGAGTCTTGGCAGAACGGGCATCGCGGTATTGGGCGACCATAGACGGCGATATCGCATCAATAGGCGCATCATCAAATACCGCTCTCAGTTGGCGAAGTTCGGCGGCATTGTCTTTTTGCGTCCTTGGGGCCTTCTTTGGAATTATGTCCCTGGCGTATCTATCAAATATCCCTCTCATTACAAGCAGGTCTAAAGGTTTTTCTTTTGACTCCAGTTCGGCCCACTTCATACGGGCCTGGTTAATATCCTTGCCCAGCGGAATGTCATGGCCCGTTGCATCGCGGTAATAGTAAGCCGTCCACACTTTCCCGTTTTTACGCAGGCGCGTGCGCTGATACATCCTTGGCGGCAGGTGTTGGTTTTCGGTTTTGCGAGGGCGCATTTCAACTTACTCGAGAAAAGTCAGGGGTCCAGGTAGGGACTGGTGGCGGGGGTTGGGCTGCTAGTGTTGGCGAAATTATTCCGAGCTTCATACGGGCGAACATCCGGCCAACGAGAGGACGACCACCGCGACTTTCGATAAAGACCCAGTTGCGAGCCTTGAGCCATTGGCGCTGATAGCCACGGTGTTTGTAGCCGGTAAGGTCAGCCAGCTCTTCCTCTGAGAGGATTTCAGTTTCCATAGGTGTCTCTCCATGCCGCCGTTCTTGGCAGTAGAAGGTTGGTTATCGGGTGGCTTTGGCGATTGCGTTGCTTGCTTTTGAAATTTCGGCGAGTTCTCGCTCATGCTCAGGAGTGGTGTGCTTGAGCTCGTTTGCCAGCAGAGTCCAGCGGTTCACGGCGAGACGCAGGGCCGCGACCAGCTCTTCGCATCCAGCCCGCTCTTCACGGCCGATATCCCAGAAGCGCTGGCCCCAGTGATCGACTGTCGGTGGGTTGTTGTTCTGGGCGCCCATGGCTAAGGCCCCAACAATCGCGTCACAGAGGTCGCGCTTGTAGGCATTGTCGCCGTCGATGCTCAGGCCACGTCGGCGCAGGGAACTGACTACTTCGTTATCATCGAGCCCCTGATCCTTGAGGATGATGTCTTCCTCGGGCTTGCCTGGGGTGTAGATCACCAGTGCTATCTTGGCGCCGGGTAGGCAGTGAGCGCTGATCTTTACGAGCGCGTCATTTGCCACCTGGTGGAAACGCTGAAGGATTGCCGACATAGGGATGCCTCTCCCGCCGATCACCGGCAGGCATTCAAAGAAGGGGGGGGGTACGGGTGGTTTTTGCTGATGCGTTTGGCGATGGCTTCGAGTTTCTCGGCCATGGCCCACATGTCGTTGTTGTCGCGGCGTGATACCACTGCGGAGCGCTGGACGTTACGGTCTATCAGGATCTTGGCTGCCAGCAGGCGCAGCACATGCCGCCTTTGGGGTGGTTGGTCATGCCTGAGCCTCTCGCACTTCCTCTTGGGTGAGGTCATGCGCGGTTATGGCTTCAACCGTAAAAAACCCGGCTGGCAGTATTCGCGTGCCCAGGCTTTAAGCGGCTCTAGCGACGCCTCCAGATCTAGAAGAGCATGCTTGTCCCGTGATGGGTGCGCATCCACCCACTCTCCTGCGTCGCTTGATGCTACGTTGTTGAGCATGATTTCAGTGATCTGGTCTGCATCAGGCAAGAAGCCCACCGGGTCGTTCTTGTGCTCGATTGCACGATAGACCGTGTCGCCCTCTTACAACCCAGGCTTGAAGCTGGCCTAGTGCCCATCGCCATCATGGCCGTAGTTGTCTTTTATCAGCTCCGCAAGGCTGTAGTAATCCCATGAGCTGTTATCGCAAGTGAGTGACCACTTTTCACCTGTTACAGGCGCTTCATAGCCCGGTGCGGAGTTCGTCGCAGCGATCGGCAAAGCCGCCTTAAACTGCTTGAGTTACTCGGCCGGTGTCGATCCCCAGCAATTTACCAGGCGCTCTTAGTCAATAGTCGAGCCTTCGTCTTTAGGCTCCCCCGATGGCTCGCTGGGTACCATGAAGAATTCACGCTCCACCTCATGCAGCAGATCGGCAGCGCGCTTAGTGTGTTCGATGGTGACCAAGAGTGTCGACAGCTCATGATTGGAGTTGAGGCCGAACAGCTTCGTCATTAGCTCACTATGCGCCCCTTGGGATGGTCAATTATTGTCAGTGATTGTGCATATTCTGCGATCTAGGCTGCAGTCGAAGAGCCGCGCCCTTAGTGGGGCATTACAGCGCGTTCGAAGCCGTCAATCCCTCTGCTCGTCATTGGTATGGCTCAAGCAGGCTGGATCATCCGTTATTTTTCGTTCGAAAAGGGATGCCTGCGCTTGTGGCGCTGTGGGAAGATCGATAGATTTTTACATGAATTCATATGTCGACAAGGAAGGAAAATGAACGACTTAGCTCAGTCTGTAGACACAGACAGCGTCGCAGCCACAATTGATGTCGTAGAAGCTAGTGAAGAGGTTGAGGCGGAATTTGTCGATGCACCTTTGCACCTTATTGCAAGTGCATTAAGTAGGTTTGTGCACAAAGTTCACGATATAGAAGAGTCGGCAAAAAACTGCATTCCTCAAGCAAGAAAAGCATATATAAAGCGTGCAAAAGAAGTGCAGAGTACTTTCTTAATAAATCAGGCCATCATTGAAAGTGATTGCTCAGCTGAGGAGAAGCTAGTAGCTGCTCGTAATTTAAGAACGATGTTGAGGCTTGCGAGACGATTAGAGAATGATGCCACAATCGCAACCTTAGAGCGGAGTCTTTTTATAGGTTTGTTTACATGTTTTGATAAGTTTGTTGGTGAGTTGATAGAGGGTGTTTATTCTACACGAACGGACTTGTTTAAAAATATAGGAGCTCAATTTAGTGTTTGTGAAGTTCTAGAATATCCATCTCTTGATGAGTTCAAAGCGGCTGTGCTCGAAAAGGAAATCGAAACTGTCCGAAGGAAAAGTTACATTGAACAGTTTAAAGAGTTTGAGAAAAGATTTGCATTTGAGACATTGACAAAATTCGATAGCTGGCCGGTTTTTATAGAGGCGTCCCAGCGTAGGAACCTATTTACTCACTGTGATGGGATTATTAGTCAGCAGTACCTTAAGATGTGTAAGGATGCTGGCTATAAACTTTCTGCTGATACTGTAGTTGGTGGGCAGTTGGATGTTGGTGCGCAGTATTTTTTCAACACTTGTCATGTGGTTATGGAAGTTGGGGTTATGTTGGGCCATACAGTGTGGCGAAAAATGCTGCCAGATGAAAGGCGGCAAGCAGATTCAGAATTGAACTCATTGATATACGATTATCTTCATTTGGGGCAATTCCATAAGGCTGCCGCGTTATGTCGTTTTGCCCAAAAAATGCCGAAAATTTCTGAAGATTTAATGGATCGTCTTTTTACGTTGAATCATGCTATTGCTGTTAGGCAGATAAACGGAGTTGCTGCAGCAAAAAGAATTCTGGAGAAAAAAGATTGGTCATCAGTTATCTATGATTTCCGTTTGGCGCGTGCTGTTCTAGTTGAAGATTACGATTCTGCTAAAGGCTTTATGCTGAAAATTGGTAAGATTGGAGAGTTAATTCGTGATGAGGCTTATCACGATTGGCCATTATTTAAAGACTTTAGAGAGACTCCTCAGTTTTTGGAAGGTTATGAAGAGGTATATGGATATAAGTATCTTTCTAAGCTGTCAGAAATTGTTAACGATGCTCAAGTTGTTGCAGATCAGCACATAGCGGATGAGGAAAAAGACATGGAGGGTCAAGATTAGAAATGAAAATAAAAGCCACCTTCAAGGTGGCTTTTAATCTAACTGATTTTGCAGGGCTCATTACTTACATTTCTTTCATGGCAGTCATCCCTCTGCAATCATAGTTAGGAAGCTAATCTTTAGCATGGGCTTCGTGCGCCGTCAAGATGTGTTTATGGATCGCTTGTCATGGGTGCATTGCGTAACAGTCGTTCAACACGAGCATCGTACTGATGCGTTGACGCGCTTCACATTTGACTACCGAAGAAGACGAACACGGTCAGCGTGATGCCAAAGCGTAAAGTCCAACTGCTCAGGAATTTACCGAACTGCTTAACGTTGAACTTCCGAGCCTTCGCTTCCAGCTCATAGGAATGACTTACTGCGGCGTTGATACCAGTGCGCGTTGTGATGACCTTGTCTGTGGCCCGCTCAACGACTTCAAAGGCATTGCTGCCTATCGGCTTGACGATAAAGAGCGGCGCCAATGGCGGCGGCATTACGCCGGGCTTTTGGTAGAACTCGGCCGTGACCTGGTGAGCACGTGCGCGCAAGCCGTCGAGAACGGTGATGCGTTGGGCGATTGATGGATGCATGGTCGATCCTCGACTTGGGTTGCGGGTATTCGTCAGCGCTCTGGTCTTGCGACAAGGGAGGGCTGACGAATAACTGCAGGCATGAAAAAGCCCAGTCGAAACCGGGCTGTGTTGCACTCTTAAAACGCCACCGTATGTAAGAGCAAGGCTGTGCGGGCGTGCCCATCACGATTTACTTGTGCATGGCTGAATCCTCCGTTTTGAGTGTCAGCAGGGAAGGGGTGATGCAGGTGTCCAGCGTCTGCTGAGTTGGCGTCCGCATCGGTCTGTACTCAAGCCGGAACAAAGCCGGAGCTCAGACCGATGCGTCCTGTTGCTGGGGAGTACCAGGTGCTCGGGCAGTTAGCGACAGGCTGTCGTGGCGCTGGTTGATTCGGGTTATACGGTCAGCTCTAGCACTTCGGCGCGGCGCACTAGGCGCATCTCGGCGAAGCGTCGCTCTGAGGGTCGGCGGTCTCGGCGCGACATTTCGCTGTCTGTAACGGCGTGCATTGCGATCAGTCCGGCAAGTAGCAGACAGAGTGGGGAGATGATCTGTCGCCGCATCGCTTCGGCGACCATCGCGCCCTGGCGGTGCACGCCAAGCTTGTACATGGCGCAGGCCAGCCGCTTAACCACGGTGCCCGGCGCAATGTCGAACGCTCTGGCTATCTCTTTGGCGGTCAGTCCTTGGGCAACTGACAGCACGAATTGCAGTTCCCGTGGCGCAAGGCCTCGGCCGAGGTGGCCTTTCCATGCGCCGTCTACGATTGTCGATTCCATGATGTCTACTCGGTTGTTTTCCCGATGCACCCGGTTGCCCAGGTGCAGCGGTGAAAGTTTCCGTTGCTGCCAGCAAACCTTGCGTGCCGAGTTACCGGTCACGGAAGCAGGCTGTATTGCGTGCTGGTCCCTGAACTCAAATGCCTTATGGCGTCAGGGTGCATCTGCAAGTTGTTAAAGAGCGGGACGCTTCAGTTTGCTTTATCGGTGACAACAATACCGGCGGTATTGTGTTCTGGTCAATACCTCCGGTCATATATATTTTCAGGGGCATAAAAAAGCCCGCTCAGTGGCGGGCTTGAAGTACTCGTAACGCGGTTGCCTGAATCAAATTGCGACGCCAATCCGGCATTCAGAAAAGGAGCAAGATCCCTTTGGCTGATCCGATTATGCTTAGGGAGTATTACTTAGGTGTGACATGCACAAAAGCACCGTCTGCGTCTGGAGACGAGCTCAGTCTTCCGAATCAGTTTCATTCTCTGGTACCCATCTGGCTATTAGATCAACCAGCAGCTCTGCGATAGCGTCACTGTTATCTGACAGCACCTCAAGGTGCTCGTTAACTCGATGGGATGTCTCTGCGGAGCCTCTTTGATCGATCCAGATTCCTATTTCTTCGATTGCTGAGCCCAAGGCGGTGATGTTTTGATTCAAGCGGCTGAGCAGGGCAGGGGTTGGATCATCAGGAAGGGCGGCCATAGTGTCTCCTCAGATTAATGAGGAAAGCGTAGCAGACACAAAAAAGCCCGCCTGTAGCGTAGGCGGGCCACTATCGAGATGTATGAGCCTCGACTCTGTATTTGGAGTGTAAACGGGGTGTGTGTGGTTGCAAGGGGATTAAAGAAGCCCGGCGCTGCTCTTAGTCTGCATCTGGGGTTAGTGCCCACCCAGCGACATATAAGGCGTGATAGGACTGACTACTTTCGAGGGGCTGCGTGTGTTCGTCGATCCTAACTTGGTCGCGACGTACTTTTTGAGTTGGGGGCTGAGTGCTGTCGATTCCCAAGCCAATTTTGGGTTCGGCCAAACGCGCTCTCGCTTTATCTTCAATGGACGACTCATATACCCGTTGGTAGGGAGTCGAGCCCAATCGTCTTGATCGATTTCTATCTTTGCGCTGGAGCTTTCTTGCAAGTTTTTGTGGCAGCGAATGCCTTGGGTCGGACACTTGCAGTTTTTGGTAAAATTTTAGATAGCTATTAAGGCGGCTGGCCAAAGTTTCAAGACCTTCACCATTCTTTAGCTCTCGCATTGAGGCGTATAGGACGCAAAGCTGCTTCCATTCTTGGTTATCAATGAAACTTGGGCGCTCCATGCCAATCATGGCTATGAAGCCATACAGATTTTTGGGCAGCTTCATTCCCTTCAGTTCTGTTGCGGTAGGTAACTCCACAGCTTCACTCCTGGCAAACCTCATTCCAGCTCAGCGTATTAAGCCCGGCGCTGGGTCGAACCTGATCACTCAAAAGGTATTGGATGCTGGCGCATTCCGTCAGGTATATCAAGATCACTTATGGATACGCCTTTTACGTTGTGCCTTCCGCACTCGGTGAGCATCTGTTGATCGTTGGTAAGAATCAATCGGGCATTGTTTACGATAGCGATAGCAATAATCTGCCAGTCGACTTTGACAGCCTGACGCCCTCGGTCTTTTGTAGTGTTGGCTTTTCTCGCTGCGTGTCCACGTTGAGCGACCTGCGATGTTTCTATTGCTGCGCGCATGTCATAGTTCAAAAGCTTGAAGGCATTTGTCTTGAATAGGGCGATGCTTTGGGCTGCCTCGTTTTCGGTGGCCGCTTCTAGGAATTCAGCCCAAACCTGAGCAGGGATTCCGATCGCCTCACGTTTACGCGCTAGCTCAGCGACCATGCCTTTAACCCTGAGGTGGTCATCTGGAGAAAGTCTGTTGCTGAAGTAAAGCGCGAGGATGTTGGTGTCCCAGATTACCAATTAATGCCCCTTTCTAATTTCAGCGCATCGCTCTTCAATATCAGCAACATCTCTCCAGCCGGAAGCTAGTTTACCCATGAGATCGTATGCCGCATCCCAATCCGTGGAGAGCGCTGTCCAAGCAGTCACAATCAGATTCTCAAGAATCCATCGCCCTTCATGCGTGCGTCGCCATCTTCCTTTTCCGGTGACCTCGATTGGATCTCCTAGGTAGTGCGAGGATATTTCCCTAGCGAGATCTTCGCCTTTCACTGTGCAGCGGTACTCTGTGCCGTCTGAGTCTTTAAGCAGCAGGGGGATGGTGTCGTCTCGCCCGCCGATCTTGATTACACGGCCTGTAACTGAACTTTCTTGATCAATGACGAGTTCTTTCTCGGGTTTGATTTTTTTACTGCCCGGGAAAGGATAAATCACGGCTCCCGCAGGATTTTTAAGCTCGCCCTTTTTCCCGTCCTGGCTTAGCAATTCGTTGATTCTTGATAGTGCCTTGGTTGCTTCTTGGTCGGCATCTTCACTGTTGTTCACAGCTAACGATACGCGCTCAGATACGGCTGGAGCGGCTTCAGGCTCAGCCCACGCACGAAGTGCTGCGCTTCCGACTGCAACCCTGTCTAAATGGACAAGCTCTTTCTCACCCATGAGTTTGGCTAGTTCGGCCAAATAGAGTGCCAGCCGATCAAGCGGGAGCTTGTCCGGGTGGGAACCCTTAATCCTGAGTGTGTAGGTATTGAGCTTTTTCATGAGTCGATTATAGGTTTAGTCTAAGCGTTTCATCCATGGTGAATATCTTACAAATCCGATTTTGCGCCATCTACACCTGTCGGGTGCGCTTTATTTACCCGGTCTTCACCTCATCCGTGCGCCATAAAAGTGGTTCAGCGCTATCAGCTCAACCACGGTTACGAATGCGCAGAGCACAATGAAACCAGGGCTGAAGACCCGCTTACGGCTGTAGGAGTCTCCATCTAACCCGGTCGAGCCCGAATAACCGGGTAGCAGCATAAGGAACGCTATCCAAGCCAAGACCCCTGTCTTGCTCCAGAAGCTCTGATTTCGCCATGAACTCATCCGCTCTATTCCGCATTCCGCTTAATTCGGCCAACCTTCACTTCATCTGCATAACTCACCAGCTTGTCCTCGATCGTCTGGTAGCTCACAGCAATCTTCATCAGTTCGGCAGCACCGATCTCATCACCAGCATCGAGCAGCCTTTTTGATGCGGTAAATAAGTCCACTCCTGACCACTTGAGTACAGCAGCAACCTCTTTCAGATCACGGTGCAGTTCTTGGTTGGGCTTGGTGAGAGACATGGGCTCTTCCTGTCATGGTTTGTACTGACGGACATTTTTTTGCGTGCTCAGTACAGCGATGAAACAAAAGACTCGATCGGCTCAGGCAGCAAATCCTGCGGATGATCCCCGCCAAAGGTGGCAGTGCCACTTTTACCATTGGCTATCCCCGAGCTGATAACTTCGCCCGACGAGACTTGGATCACCTCAATTTTTACTTCTACCTTGTCAGGGATCATCGACCATTCAGTTGCTCGATCCTCCCAATGCAGGATGGTGGGCAGGACAATAAAGTCTTGATCGCTACGCTTTGCGCTTTCCAAAGCCTGCTCAAGATTTGTGGCTTTTGAGCCAATCATTACCGTTGCCGAGCGGCGCGCAAACGCAGCGTAGAGCATTTGTGCGGTATTGCGACCGGAGCCGTTATAAACGCGATCGCCATACTCGCCATCTGCGGGAGTGACAATGTAGACCTTGTCCGTCCGATTTAGATGAGTAGAGCTCGACTGTTGTGGAGACCACTGGTGAGAGTCGGCGCAGCCAGTGAGAACTGCGACCAAGATCAGAACCATGGGGATGCGCATATTGATTTCCTTATCCGCTTTCCTGCAAATTAATTCGCAATCCTACAAGTCCCCACCGCGCCATATTACTCGGCCAAGGATGTGGTGCTCGTTGAACTCGCTCCGCGAAAGCGTGCGGTCCGGATATTCTTCGTCGTTGTTGTCGCTACGTATGATCCAATCGCCCATAGCCGTCTGAATCAGGCGCTTTACGATGGTGCCTTTGTCCGTGCTGGTCAGTACGTATATGTGCTTGCTGGTAGGCTCGACTCTTGATCTATCAACGAGCAGCACATCGCGGTCGTTGATCGTTGGCCACATGCTTTCGCCTTCTGCGTAGATGACAATCAGGCTCTGTGGGTTCACGCCTTTCATTCTCAGCCAGTCACGCTTAAAAGCGAGAGTGGAGCGAATTTCAACGTGCGAGTTTTCGCTTCCAAGGCCAGCAGCTGCTCTTGCATCGTACTGAGGGATGAAGGCGTACTTATCATCTACAGCCTTAACGTCATCGCCGGCAGGGAAAGGAGTGTTGGTAGCCTGAGCAGTCAGCACTGAATCCTTGGATGGGGAAGAGTCCTGAGGCGGTGTCAACGCCGAACTCATCTTCTCAAGTTGCTCGGCTAAGACAGGACTGAACTCAGCCACTGGAACCTCAAGCATACGGGCAAATACTGCTGCAGCACGCAGGCTCAAAGCTGTGCGCCGATTCATAAAGTGGCTAACGGCGCCCTGCGTTACTCCATCACCCAGCTCGGCGGCGATCTTTTCTTGAGTGAGCTTCAGTTGCCCGCGCTTTTTCTGAAAAATTGCTTTCAGGCGATCACTGTCTTCCAGCTGCCAGTCGGCAAGAGGAAGTCTTCGAGAGTCTTTAATCATGGAAGGATCATATTACCTGCGGTATTCAGCCAGCCAATATCGCCGGTATTGACTGATAACAATACCGGCGGTCATAATCGTGACTCGTAATTATGTTGAGGCCGTCGACATGCGTCGTATCCCGCTTTCTGATTTCGCTAAAGAGTACGGCCATACCAAGGCTGCGCAGATGCTTGGTTGCACCCAGGGTGCCCTGAGCAAAGCTATTCGCGTAGGTCGCGATGTGGTCGTGACCTGTAACGAAGATGGGAGCCTTTCGGCGCTGGAGCAGCGCCCATTTCCGTCCCAAAAATCCGCCGCTTAACCCAGCCCCACTGCAAGGAGCTATCTGGGACGTGAATTATCAATCCTTCCGAACCCACCCAACAGCACCTCGGATTAGCTGTTAATCCATCCAGTTACCAAATTTTAGGCAAAAAAAAGCCGGTGGCTAGACCGGCTTCTTCACAACTTCTTTCGGGAGCCATTATGTGCACCATTTGCTCATCACGCAACACCGCTGACGTGATACCTCGCCTTACACCCTTGCATGCAACGACCACCGAACAGGAGGCCGTGTAATGGCCCGCATCCGCACGATCAAACCCGAGTTCTGGACCAGTGAACAGGTCATGGAATGCAGCCCTTTGGCGCGCCTGTTGTTTATCGGCGTGTGGAATTTCTGCGACGACGCGGGGAACCATCCCCTGTCGTCCAAAACCCTGAAGGCACTGGTATTCCCGGGCGACGACATCACCTCGGCGAAAGTCGGTGAACTGCTCGACGAGTTGTCAGCGAATGGGCTGATCGACCTCTACGAGGTGTCGGGTAAAGAGTACCTGCACGTCAACGGCTGGAAGCATCAAAAGATCGACCGACCGACGATTAAACACCCTGCATATCGACTGACTATCGACGCTGACTCGGAGAATGCTCGACGAGCCCTCGCCGAGGAGCCGCCAGAGCCTAGACGAGCCCTCACCCCCGGAAGGGAAGGGGAATGTAAGGGAGTAAACCCACCCAACGCGCACGAACCGTTCGACCCACGCGAAATGGTCGCCATGACCCTGGACTGGTTGCCCGATCCAGAAACCCTAAAAACCTATGCCGTTCACGTTGGCCTGTCTGGCGCTCTGTTCACTCCAGCGGTGATTGCCCTGTTCACCTGCCACTACGAGCCGAAGGGTGTGATCAACACCCAGGCCGAGTGGGTGAGCATGCTGGTCAAGTGGGTGCAGCGTGATCAGGTCAAGACCGCCGGAACCAACGTCAGCCGCTTCCCGGGCAAGCCCCGTTCTGACGAACCCTTTGACGATGAAAACACCGACTGGCTGCATCAGGAGGCCACCCAATGAATCAAGTTTCAGTAATCGCCACTGGCCTATGGGCCAAGGTGCAGACCGGTCAGTTCATCGCTGCCGGTGAAAGCGAAAACATCCAGCCCGCCGCCGAACTGTCCCAGGCCACGGCCAAGGTCATCAACGGTCTGTTCCGCGAACTGCGATCGATTTTCCCGGCGTGGAAGCAGGCTTGGCCAGATATGGCGACCTACAAAGCCGCCAAGCAGCAGTGGATGCGCGGGTTTCTTGAGGCCGGGATCTGCAGCACTGAGCAACTGCGCTTCGGCCTGATGCAGGCACGCCAGGCCGCCAAGGATTTTGTGCCGAACGTGGGCGTGTTTATCGGCTGGTGTACGCCTACAGCGGAAATGCTCGGCCTGCCGAGGCTGGCTGCGGCTCACCGCGAGGCTTGCCGTAACGCACATCCGTCGATGGCCGGCCAGGCCAAGTGGACCCATGACGCGGTGTGGCACACGGCCAAAGAGTGCGGTTTTGAAAACCTCAACCGGCTGTCCCACGACCTGAGCATCAAGCTGTTTGAGCGCAACTACACGATCACCGTGCGCCGCATTCTGGCGGGTCTGCCGTTGCAGAAAATGCCGCTGGCTTTGCCGCCCCGGGCCATTGAACGCAGCGCGCCCGAAGTGGGCAACAAGGCGCTGGCGGCGCTGCGGGCCATGCGTTCGGGAGGTGCTGCACATGCCTAACCCTCATCTGGCTCCGGTGGAGCCAAGCGCCTATCGCTGGGCTGTTCACTGCTGTTCCTACAAGCTCGAATTGAGCCATAAGCCCGACCGGGCCGTGGCTCTGTTTGAGCATGAAAGTGCGGCACACACGTTTGGTCGCCTGATGTGGCCAACCACTTACGAGGTTGTCTGCCGGCAACCCCCGGAGGAAGGTGACCGTTGAACACCAAAATTAAAACCCTGACCGTGAAGCTGTCCGACGCGGAAATTGGCCGCAATGCCAAGCTTGAGCATGTGCGCGACCTGCGGGATGCCGGTCACCCGGCGCTGCACTTTCGCTTCTCCAAGAACCGCACCCGGGGCTCCTGGTACTTGGTCAATAAGCGCCGCTGGCATCGCATCGGGGCCTTTCCGGCCTTGAGCGCAAAGCAGGTTTTGGCCGAGCTGCCAGCCGTGCGCCTGCGTGTGTCGGCTGATGCGGGCTCGACCATTTCCCAGTGGACCACCACGGGCGAACTGCTCACCTGGTACGCCGATCGCATGGCCCGCGACCGTAGCCTGTCGGCCAAGCGCAAGAACACCGGGGCCTCGGCCATGAAGTGCCACCTGCTGCCGCGCCTGGGTGACTTGCCGCTGGTGGAGGTCAACAAGGCGACACTCGACAACCTGTTCATGTGGCCGCTGCAGGAAGCCCTTTCAATCGATTACGTGCGCCTGGCGTTCCAGTTGCTGGCCCTGGCATTTCGTCAGGCGTTGAAGCTGGGTCTGATCACGTCCAATCCAATGGCGGGCATCAAGTTCAGTGACTTCTCCAAGGCCAAGGTAGGGATCAAACCGTCGCGCCTGCGTGGTGTGCAGTTGCAGGATCTGCTGGGCGAACTGGGCTGGGCCATGACGAGCGATCCGGCTGACGCCATGCTTGCGTTGATGATGTTGTGCCATGGCACCCGGATCGGGGAGACCCGGCAAGCGCGCTGGCCGCATATCAGCCTGGCCGAACGCGAGTGGTTCATTCCAGCGGAGCACACCAAGACCGGCGTGGAGCATCACCTGCCATTGACCGACCAGGTGCGCAGCCTGTTGATCCAGTACCGCGAAATACAAACCGCCCGTGGCTATGACGGCCAGTACCTGTTCCCGGCACGCAACGGTAAGGCCTTGAGCGAAGGGCAGGCCAGTGCTGTGTTCACCCGGCTGGGCAAGGGCGAGTGGACCAGTCACGACCTGCGCAAGGTGGCCCGTACCGGCTGGGCAGACCTCGGCATCGACCACCTGATCGGTGAACTGCTGATCAATCACGCGATGGGTCACAACGTGAAGGTGTACATCCAGTCGGACGTGATGGGCCGCAAGCGTGACGCGCTGGAAAAGTGGCACGCCCATCTAGACCAGAAGGGTTTCAGCCTGATCCACGGGCAGACAGGCGTTAGATTCGAAGAATCCGGTAATACGCTGGAAGCCACTAACGGCGTGGCATTCAGCGCTATTCAGAAAACAACCATAGGTGAGGATTAAAAATGATGATTCTGCTGGAGAAGCGCAGCGGCCTCGCCGTCAATCCTGGCGATGTCAGCTCTATGTCCATTCATAAAAGCAACGGCTACTCAGTGCTTGAGGTGAGGATGATCTCCGGCGAAAAGTATCGGGTTAGGGACACGGCGCACTGCTCCGATGGGGATGATGTGCACGTCCTCCACAAGCAGCTACTGGAGGCAATGTGATGGGTATTTACAAAGACGTAATGGGCACCCTGGTGCGTGTGCTGGCAGCAGACAACATCGACAATTCAACGAAGCAGAGCTGGCAGAAACTGATCGATGCCGAACTGCGCTCAGGTGGGCAGGGCGCCGGTATCTCGGTGCGGGACAAGTTCGACTATGACTGCTGCCTGTATGCGCTGCTGCACCGCGAGCTGGCCCCAGCCCAGTGGGATGTGCTGGTGGCGAAGTACTCGACGCACAAGGCCAACAAGGTTGGGGCCATTGGGCGCCTTATCAGCCGTGTCTCAACCCCGGCGCCGCAGTTGTTCGTCTACAAAGCGGTCACCGCTTGGGCCATACCCAAGATGAAAGGCCTGCAGGTGCCTGCTCGCACAGGGCGAGAGGTTGTAAGCAGAAGCCTTCGTGATGATCTTGAGCATGCTGCTGTCGGCAAAATGATTGCTTCTGGCCGAACGATTGATGTGACTGTTGGGCGTGACCAATACATCAAGCGCTCCACAGACATGATCGTGTTGCCCGCTGAGTTCTACGACATGAACACCTGGGACACTGAAGGCAAGCCTGAGTCCACAAGGCGTCGCTGGAAGACTGGCATTGCCAAATGCCTTGAGCGATTGGAGGAGGCTGCTGTCATCCATGCAACCGAGATCTTTGACCGGGAAGAAATCTTTATAGATGCGGCTTGACCATGATGGCGGTTTGATCGTAAATTAATCCCATCATGTCGATCTTGCGTGTGGTGATACTGAACAACACATAACGACAGATAACCAAATTTCAAAGCCCAGCCATCGTGCTGGGCTTTTTGCATTTGTGGCAAATTGCTATCACTCTATGCTTCTTTGAATGGAGCTGAAGCATGTCTGAGAAAGTAGAGTCTAAGTTGATTGAAAGGGTAAATGAACTGCTTCTTGACCCTGCCTATGTAAAGCAAAATTGGCACGGTCGCAGTACTGATCCGCTTCTACAATGGCTTGTGGACTTAACGAATTCGAGCAACTCTACCTTCGCAGTGACATTGACCGTAGGCGGTAATTTAGTTTCTGGCATGCTGATATCCTTAGATGAATACTTGGATCAGTACGCGACTCAAATTTCCGCTCAGATTGGCCATGAAGAATTGGCGGCTGTAATCAGAGATCAGGTTTTGAGTTGTAAGATAGCGCAGAACGAAGAGAGTCCAGTACCACAGCTGATACATCTGAAAGATGCTGAGGTTTTCACCTCCAATGGAATGCCAATCGCTCCAGGAGGAGCTCTATGGCGCGGTAAAATCTCAAGTGTCGACGGCTTCAATTTAGGTCGACTAGTAACGGGAAAGGCCAACTGATGACGTCATGATTCAGTAGGTTACAAATTCTAGCCTCGGCACTTGCCGGGGTTTTTTCGTTTTCGGCCCCGCCACACCCATCGCCTCAAGCTGGGAGTGCTGTCGGGGCCGAACCCATTCTGCTCCCAGTTCGGGAGGACACCGGATGCCTCATATGCCTGATAAGCCAGACACCTGGGTGATAGCGCTCGCGTGGCTGAGTCAGCACTCGCCGACGATCTATGCCGCCACACTGTCCTTTGTAATGGCGGCGCTGCGGATCATCTACGGCGGCGGCACTCGGCGGCAGGCAATGCTCGAAGCAACCATCTGCATGCTGCTCACCACCAGTCTGATTGCGGTGCTGGAGTACTTCGGCCTGCCGTCCAGCCTGGCCACACCGGCAGGCATCTGGATTGGTTTCTTGGGTGTGAAGAAGATCGCCGATCTGGCTGACCGCTTCGCTGACTTCAAGCTGCCACGGCGGTCCGAGTGATGGCCTGCAGCGGATGCGCCGCCCGGCGCGAACAACTCAACAAGTGGAAGGCGATTGCATATGAGCGAGCAGCAGAGCTCTTTGGCTGGCCTGCTCAGCCAGGTACTGGCCGAACAGATCAAGCAGACAGCGATCCTCCAGCGGATAGCGACCCAGCAGACCCAATTGATCACAGCCTTGGCCGAGGAGGGGATTGACTCGGACCCAGAGTTAGAGCCACTGACCTACATGAGCGGCGCACCGCGCCATCCAGCATGAGCCGCCTCAAGACACTGGCCACACGCCTGCAACCCCAGGCCAATCGCATCGCAACTGCAGTGCCTGGGTCATGGCGCAGTGACAAGGCCACCTCGACCCAGCGCGGTTACGGTTACGCATGGCAACAGGCGCGACTGGTGCACCTCAATGCTCACCCTCTGTGTGTCTACTGCCAGCGTGATGACCGGGTGACAGCGGCCAGCGTGGTCGACCACGTCATCCCACACCGTGGCGACATGACGCTGTTCTGGGATCGTACCAACTGGCAGTCGCTATGCAGACCTTGCCACGATATCGTCAAAAAGCGTGAGGAATCAGCAGATTGAACGGCCTTGCAATGTCAATCTTTATTGTTCGTTTCGGTCACAAATATGCAAATAAGAATATTTATCAATAAACTTGTTGCAATTAATTCGCATTTGCGGATTTGAGAATTATTCTTATTTGATTTAATGAGAGTATTTCTCATTTGCTGGAGGGGGGAGGGTAAAACTCCAGAGGCCTTTTGCTCCTAGACCACCCATCCCCGCACGCGCACATTTTTTCCCCTTTTCAGGAATTTTTGTTAATGGCTTTAACACCCAAGAAGCGGGCATTCGTCGACGCTTTGCGGGGCGGTGCCTCAAACAAGGACGCAGCCATCGCCGCAGGCTACGCGGCGTCCAGCGCATCGGCCGCCGGATCACGGCTGGCAAAAGACCCTTACGTCATGGCCGCAATGGCCGGGACGACCTTTAACAAAAAAGTTAACAAAATTGTTAAAGCTCCAGCAGCGCAACAACTGGCTGCTGATGCGCCACAAGCAGCTGATCCCGATGACGGCCCGGGCTTCGATTTGAACAGGGCCTTGTCATTCTCTGACCCGAAAGCGTTCCTGCTGGCTGCCATGAATGACCATGAAGCCGAGGCAAAGCTGCGGGTCGATGCCGCCAAAGCGCTGATGCCCTTTATGCACCCGCGCAAAGGTGAGACCGGCAAAAAGACCGAGCGCGAAAACGCGGCGAAGATTGCCGGGGCAGGGCGCTTTGGCTCAAGCCCACCCCCATTGAAGGCGGTCAAGTAAATGCAATGGACGACCGCCTGCCCAGACTGGGAGCAGAAACTGCGCCTGGGGCAGTCGATTATCCCGGCGCCGCTGTTCCCGCAGGAAGCCGAAGCCGGTCTGGCGGTGTTGCGCGAACTAAAGATCGTCGACGCCCCAGGCAGCCCGACTATTGGCGAGTCCTGCGCCGAGTGGGTGTTCGACTTTGCCGGGGCGATCTTCGGCGCCTACGACTACACCACCGGGCGCCGGATGATCTCGGAATACATGCTGTGCATTCCGAAGAAGAACTCCAAGTCGACCATTGCTGCCGGGATCATGCTTACCGCGCTGATCCGCAATTGGCGCCTGTCGGCCGAGTTCATCATCCTGGCCCCGACCAAGGAAATTGCTGACAACTCATTCAAGCCTGCTGCCGATATGGTCAAGCACGATGAAGAGTTGCGCGACCTGATGCACGTCCAACCGCATCTGCGCACCATTACTCATCGCGAAACCGGCGCCACGCTCAAGGTGGTGGCTGCCGATGGCGATACGGTGGGCGGTAAAAAGGCCGTGGGCGTGCTGATCGACGAAGCCTGGCTGTTCGGCAAGAACGTCAAGGCGCCGGACATTATCCGCGAAGCCACCGGCGGTCTGGCGTCACGGCCTGAAGGCTTTGTGATCTGGCTGACTACGCAGTCCAACGAGCCGCCTGCCGGTGTGTTCCGCGAAAAGCTCAAGTACTCCCGCGCCGTGCGCGACGGGCGTATCGATGACAACCAGTTCCTGCCGGTGATCTACGAGTTTCCGCAGGCAATGATCAAAAGCGGCGAAGCCCGCCTGGTTGAAAACTTCCACCTGGTGAACCCGAACATGGGGTTCTCGGTGGACGAAGCCTTCCTGCTGCGCAGCTTCAAGATGGCGCAGGAAGCGGGCGAAGAAGAACTGCGCGGCTTTCTGGCCAAGCACGCCAATATTGAAGTCGGTTTAGCGCTGCTTTCCGAACGCTGGGCCGGTGCCGACTTTTGGGAAGTGCAGGGCAAGCGTCCGGGCTTGAGCTTCGATGATCTACTGCGCCAGTGCGAAGTGATCGATATCGGCATCGACGGCGGCGGGCTGGATGACTTGCTGGGCTTTGCGGCGGCTGGTAGGCACCGGGTGACACGCGAGTGGTTGTTGTGGAATCACGCTTGGGCTCACCCCTCGGTGTTGGTCCGTCGCCAATCCGTTGCAGCCAACTTCCATGACTTTGCCAAAGACGGAAACCTCACCCTGGTTGACCAGATCGGCCAGGACGTGGAACAGGTAGCCAGCTTGGTTGCCCGGGTTGAACAATCCGGCCTGCTGGACAAGGTCGGGCTCGACCCGGCGGGTATCGGCGCGATTCTGGATGCGCTGGTCGAGGCCGGTGTGCCAGAAGAAAAGGTCATTGGTATCTCTCAGGGCTGGAAACTCGGCGGCGCAATCAAAACCGCTGAGCGAAAGCTGGCCGAAGGCACCTTGATCCACGGCGGCCAGCCGATGATGGCCTGGTGCTGCGGCAACGCCAAAGTCGAGCCACGGGGCAACTCGATCCTGATTACCAAGCAGGCTTCGGGCTCGGCCAAGATCGACCCGCTGATGGCCACGTTTAACGCGGTGACGCTGCTGTCACTGAACCCCATGCCTTCGGCAAACATCGATGACTTCCTTAATCGACCAATGAGTATGTAATGGCAGACACCGACTACAGCATTGACCTGCGCACCCGCAGTCCTTTCTGGGCGCGTATGGCGAGCTTCTTCGTTGGTGGGCGCCTGGTCTCTCCCGAGAAGGGTTCACAGACCGGGCCTGTCTCCGCCACCGGCGTGGTGGGCGACTCAGTCGTCAACGATGAACGCTCGCTGCAAATCTCCACTGTTTTCGCCTGCGTGCGGCTCATCTCCAGCGTAACGGCCTGCCTACCGCTGGATGTGTTTGAAACAAAGGGTGAGGATCGATCCAAGGTTGGCTTTGATAATCCGCTGGCACGCCTGCTGCGCTACAGCCCCAACCAGTTTATGACCGCCTTCGACTTTCGCGCCGCCATGACCATGCAGCTTTGTTACTACGGCAACGCCTACGCGCTGATAGAGCGCAACAGCGTGGGCGATATCATCAGCCTGGTGCCGCTGATGTCGGTCAATATGGACGTGCGGCTTGAAGGCAAGCGGGTCGTGTACCGATACCGCCGTGACAGTGAATACGCCGACTTCAAGCAGACGGAGATTTTCCACCTCAAGGGCTTTGGCTTTAACGGGCTGGTGGGGCTTTCCCCGATTGCCTTCGGCGCCAAAACAGTCGGTGTCGCGGTGGCGATGGAGGATCAGCAGCGCGACTTCTATGCCAATGGTGCGAAGTCCCCACAGATCCTGATGACCGGCGACGGCAAGACGCTCAACAAGGCCCAGCGCGATCAGCTTGAGGAGAACTTCAAGGAGATCTCCGGCGGCCCGGTCAAAAAGCGCCTGTGGGTGCTGGAGGCGGGGTTCACCACCCAGGCCATCGGCGTCAGCCCGCAGGACGCCGAAACCATGGCCGCTCGCAAGTTTCAGGTCAGCGAGCTGGCCCGGTTCTTCGGCGTGCCGCCACACCTGGTGGGAGATGTTGAAAAGTCCACCAGTTGGGGTTCCGGCATCGAGCAGCAGAACCTCGGTTTCCTGCAGTACACCCTGGACCCATATCTCGAAATTTGGGAAACCAGCATTTTGCGCTGGCTGATCAAGCCTGCGGACTTGGGCCGCATCCACGCCGAACACAACCGCGACGGATTGTTGAGCGGTGACTCGACGGCCCGGGCCAATTACATGAAGACCAAAATCGACACGGGCCTGCTCACGGTGAACGAGGGCCGGCGCGTTGATAACCGTCCGCCACTTCCCGGCGGCGACGTCGCAACCCGGCAGTCTCAGAACGTGCCGCTTACCCAACTTGGCAAAACGAACCCCGCACCCAGC